ATAGTTAATCCAGCGGTTGGTGGTGGTAACTATGTAGTTACAGCAGATTGGTTATTAAAAGAAGCTAATCAAGTATTTGGTGGTGCTATTGACGAAAATACTTATAGTAACACAGTATGGCCAAATCTAGCTTCAAAACTTACAGTTAAGAATTCAAAAACTTATGAAAATGTAAGACATATTGAAACACCTCATTTAATGACATTAGATGAGATTAAAAAATTAACTGCAAATTCACAATCAAAAGCTAAAAACTTATTATCTTATCCAGCTTTAGTTGAAACACCATTCGTTATATTACAAATTGGTGAATATACATTTGGTTCAATTAGTGCAGAAAAATTAGGAAATAATCAACTTAAAGTAACTTATCCTAATTATATGAAATCATTAAGAGTAACTAAAGTAAATGGTACAGTTAACCAATATACAGTAAATCTTGAATATCAAATAAGAGCAGGTGATGATCCGAACTTATTAGATAAAGTATTTAGTTCGGTAGGTTATGGTAAAGTTTATATAAGCTATGGTGACTGGTCAACTCCAACTTATTTATATAAGAATGAAGAAGCAATTATCACGAAATTAACATCTCATGTAGATTTCGCTAATTCAAAGATCAGTTACACATTATATTGCACATCAAGCGCTGTTTCATTAATGGGTGGAAATATGGACTTCCCAGCAAAAACTGATAAGCCAAGTAACGTTATTAAACAATTAATTAGAAATGATACAAATGGTATCAGAACTAAGATATTCACAGGTATGAGTGCAGCAACAATGGGACAATTAATCATAAGTGATGATAAAACAGTTGAAATTGCTCCAAAAACAAACATTGATATCCTAGCATATATTGAATATTTAGTAAGCTGTATGACACCTGAAACAACAGGTAATAAAACAATTAAAGATGCAACTTATTTCTTAACAATTCATGATGCAGTTCAAACAGATCAAGAATTCTTAATTGATGATATCAATGAAATTAACAATGCTGATACAAAAACAATTGTATATAAAGCAGAAGATGGAAGAGTTAAACGTGATGTATATAATCTAGTAAAATCAGAAAGTTATACAAAAGCAATTAATGGTCCATACTTCAAGATTACAAAAGTTAATACTAACTTAAACGTAGTAGAAACAAGTACAGCAACATATGAAATTGATGTAGGTTTCCCTGGTGAGCCTGGATCAACTCAACAAAATTTAGTATTAGATTTTAACTTAGCAAATGATAATTCATGGGCATTATTATATAATTACTCAGAAGAAACAGTTAACTTAAAAGATAATTACATTTACAAATTAGATAATGATGGTAAGATGACTACTAACATTATCAATAAGATTGCAGTAACTAATAAATATAAAGTATCTCCATCACAGAATGACTGGTGGACAAAGATGACTCAATTCCCAGTTACAGCAACAATTACAATCAAAGGTTTAGTAAGACCTGCAATTCTAATGTCATATATTAGAATAAATGCTTTATTCTATGGACAAAAGCATACAAGTTCTGGTCTTTATATAATCACAAAGCAAGAAGATACAGTTGATGGAAATGGTTATAGAACAACATTATCATTAACAAGAATTGCTGGTGAAAGAGATTATATCGAAAGATCAACCAAAACAGTTTGGAGATAGGAGTAAATTATGGTAACAAAGGCAGTAGTAGTGGAAGTTATTGATATTTATAGAGCTAGAGTTAGAATACCTATATATAATCAAATTGAAGGTGCTGCTGCCGCAACTCCTAACGACCAATTATATATCGCTACAATTAGTACATCTTTAGGAATTAGACCTGCAATAAAAGTTGATGATGTAGTATTCGTAGCATTTGAGGACAATCAATTACAACAACCAATCATTATTGGTGCATTAGCAAGGGAAGATGATAATACATCATCAAACATTCATGCTCAAACACTTGATGTTGATGTAATGGCAACATTACCGCTTGATACAACAATCGGTGGTGTTCAAGGAACTAAAATAAAGAGAGTTGTAGAGACATACAACGAACTTGAAAATATAGTAAATCAAAATATTGAGAATATTGCTAAATTAAATGATAAAATATCGCAGTTACAAACAACGATACAAAATCATGAAGCAAGAATTAAAGCTCTCGAAGAAAAATTAGCAACAGCTAAAACAAAAGGTTGCACATATCTGCAATAAGGAGGAATAAAATATGAGTATGTATTCGCTCAAGTTTCCTGATATGATAGGAAGTAATGGAGTTAGTTTCAATCTAGTTGCAGATCATGAAGCAACAGTAAATAATATGAAATTAATTCTAAAATCAGATAGAGGATCATTATTTGGAGATCCATATTATGGTACTGAATTAATGAAAACGATATTTGCGTTGAATGGAACAATAATTAAAGATTTAGTTATTGATGATATTTATTCAGCACTGAATGAATTTATTCCGCAAGTACAATTAACTAGGAAAAATATAAGAGTATATCAGAAAGGTTTAGAAATAAACGCAGATATTTCTTACTTAAATAAATTAGATTACATAACTGATTTATATACATTTAGATTAACACAATAAGGAGATGACAAGATATGGCACAAGAATTAATTAATCCAATTCAAAACCTAAGCTATACTTCAAAAGATTTTGAAACTATTTATCCAGAGTTATTAGATTTGGTGAAGCAATTAACTTATAAATGGGATCCATCTCAATCTAACGAATCAGATCCAGGTGTATTATTACTTAAGTTAATGGCAATCTTTGAAGACAAATGTAATTACAACATCGATAAGAACATTCTAGAATGCTTCCCAGCATCAGTAACACAAGAAACAAATGCAAGAAGATTATTTGAACAACTTGGTTATTACATGCATTGGTATAGAGGAGCTACAACTGATATCAGCTTAACAATGAATACAAAAGAAGCTGGTTTGAAATATACAGTTCCAGCATTCACGATGGTTTCAGATGCTGATAAGAGTGTTGTTTATACATTATTAGGAAGCTCAACATCAAGTTTACTTGAAGATGAATTTATTGTAGAAGATAAAGAAATCGAAGAAGGTATAACTCAATTATTTAAAGCTATCCAAGGTGTAGCAGTTGATTATTCTGTTGCAACAACTAATAATAAACTTATCACAGTAGCTAACTTAGATAGTAATAATAGATTATATTTCAACTCAGTTGATATTGCAGAAAATGGTGTATTCATTCATAATGCAGACGAAAATAACTATAGTGCATGGAAAAGAAAAGATAATCTATTAACTGAAGAATTAGGAAATACATTCTATAAATTCGGTGTAACAGCTGATGGAACTGCTTGTTTCCTTGAATTCCCAACGGATGCTGAACAAATATTCAAATCAGGTATCTATGTTACATATATTAAAACACTTGGTGCATCAGGTAATATCGCAGCTACATTAATCAATACTCCATATGCTGATTTAGTTACAACAGATGGTTTAACACTTACTGCTGATAACTTAAAGATTGTGAACTCATCTTCAGCAACAAATGGTAAAGATAAAGAATTAATTAATGAAGCATATACTAATTATAAACGTACAATTGGTACATTTGATACATTAGTAACATTAAGAGATTACGTTAATGCAATTAGAAATTCAGGTTTAGTTGGTAACGCAGTTGTTACTGATAGAACAAATGATATTCAACAAACATATAAGATTCAAACATTACAAAATGGTATTAACCAGGCAAAAACGATGATTGAACCAACTTATGTAAAAAAGAAAAAGAGAGATGGCACTGAAGTAGAAGTAGAAGAACCATCATTAAGTGCATTCTCATTGAAGTTGTATTTACTTCAAATCTATAAAGCTCAAGATTCACTGTTGTATTATAACACTTCATTTAACCCATGTAGCGATGCAGTTAAAGAAGCATTAATTGGTACAGCTACTGAAGATGGTTATTTAACTGATACAAAACTTATCTCTCATGATTTTACAGATTTAGTTTCACCAAATGAAACTCAATCTCATATATGTTATTTCAAGAATAAATATCCACTTGAAATTAAGGTTATTCCTCAATATACTTTAAGTACAGCTCAACAAAAAGAAGTTGTTGAAGCAATTAAGAAAGCATTATATAATAATCTTAACTCAGAAATGGTAGAATTTGGTTCAGAAATCAGTTTAGATTATGTAAATCAAATTATATTATCAGCAGATAGCCGAGTTAAATCTGCAATCATTGGTAATATTAATTATACTACTTACGCTGTTTATAAAGATGAAGAAGGAACATTCCATGAAGTAGTATTAAATGATACTGATGAAGAATTAGTTGATGCTATTGTATATAGAGATGATAAAGTTCAATCAAAGATTATTGTAACAGTTGATTATGAAACTTACTATAATAAGACATATGATGGTACAGAAAAATATATTACAACTCAATGGTATAAAAAATCAGATGGTTGGCATAAAGATAGCGAAACAAGCCCTGTTGTTGATATAAGTACTTATGGTATTACTTTCAATAGTTCTCAAACCTTCGAAAAGAACGAAGAAAACCAATATGTAATTGATAGAGATATAACTCTTGGTCAAACTATTAATGTTACATCAGTAGTTATTAAATCACAAGTTATTGATCCAACTCAATATACAGTTAACTTAAATACCGTCTCATTCAAAAATCCAAAAACAATACCGAATAATGCAAAGATAACAGTTAACTTTGAAGAACCTATTTGGCCTGGAGATGAATTAGATACAAGAATTTCATATAAGACTCAATTTAGAAATGAAATTTATACTAAATCAGTTCTTGCTGGAGCTACTCAATTCTATATTCAAGATGAAACATTTGATTATAAATTAAATCAAGTAGCAGGTACAGATGCAGTTCCAGATTCAATTATTAAAAATATTAGAGAAGTTAAAGGTAGTGTTTCATTATCACTTAGTGCTACTGGTCAAAATGAATCAAAACCATTAACATTAAGAAGTAATGAAGCAATTCAATTCTACGCTCCAAACTTATTAGATCAAAAGAAATATTCTAATTATGTTAGATATATTTATTACACAGGAAGTGATACTGAAACCATTATTGAAGCAAATGCAGACCATCAACTTAAAGCTAATGAACGTATTTGTTTCTTCTGGAGAGAATCAGATGATCTTGCTTCAGAATTTACATGGTGCTGTTATGGAGAAGGAAATATTATTAAGCCATCATTTAAGATGACAAGTAATAATGCAGTTAAATGGGTTGCAGGTCTTACATTAAATGGAGAGACTAAAATCGGTGAAGGTGAAACTTACGGAACTCAAAAACAAGATGTTCAAGATGAAGCAGGTATTTTATCAGGTAGTAAGAGCGCTATTAGAAGAATTGTAAACACAGTAACATTACCAGATGATGGAACATATTCATTATATTGGATTACAGAAAACACAGTAACCGAAGATGATATAGATAAATATATTTTATTCGATTCAAATGAAATTGAAAGAGTTTTATCTGCCAATGAGTATCTAATCTATACTAATGATAATGGTGATACAATGCAAATCTTAGGTTCAGGTACAACTATCTTACGTCAAGAAAGTGAAAAAGCTAATCGATGGGCAGTAATTGCAGTATCAGCTGAAAGTATTTTAACAGATGGTGCTAGTGCTATTGAAAAAGCTAATCTATATAGTTATTGGTGGAATTTAAAACAATGTACATTAACATTAACTGAAAATCAATTCGTATCATTAACTAGTGGTACTCAATTAATCATGACATGTAATAACAAAGAAATTGTTTCTCCAACAGAAACTTGGAAAGCAACATTTACAGATAAAGGTGTTGTATTCTATGTGGATGGAACTAAAACAGATGATTTGTCATTAAGTGATTTCACTATTCAATATAAGAGAAATACAGCATCTGATACAAAGAAAGAAAGTCTTTCATCAATCAATATTACTGCTGGTTCTTGGAATGCTAAATCATTATTGAACATTTATATTTCACCTACTGAACCATTAAGATTATTAGATGGTCAAACTCTTTATTACAAATTAAAAGAAGATACAGGTCAAGCTGGTGGAAGCATTGCAGGTAAAGCTAAAGGTACTCATGAATATCCACAAGTAATTTTATCATCATCAATTATTAGTAATTCAACACCTGAATTTAAAGTAGTTACTACTTATGATGATAATGGTAACTTGGTATATCCTTCACTATATAATTATAAAGAACAGATTAATAATATTGATGAAGATATTACATACACTACAGATGGTAGAGTTCAACTTCGTATTAAAAAAGAAGCTGGTTTATCTGTAACAAAAACAATTCCATTTGCTATGCCAAAAGGTGATTATATCCTTAAAGTAACAAATGGCGGTGTTGGTACAATGAAATTCTACTTAGATGATAGTCAATTAAGTGATATGTATGATAGAACAGAATTCGGACAAGATTCATATTATTTACATATTAGCTTAGCTGGTCCAACTCAATATACATTAAAAGTTGTAGTAACTAATAATATTCAAGATTGTTCAATCGTATTAGCAAATCCATATAAATATGATTTGGATAAACTAGGTATAGATGATATAGCAACAACTGTTATTCAAAGATTAATTAAGTTCTTCGATACTGAAAAGATATTTGATTTCACTTATGTAGTACCAGATAGTAATAAGGTGCAAAAACCATTAGAAGCTAAGAGTTTCAATAATTCTGCCCATATCTATAACAAGTTCACAATTTGTCAATTAGATACAACAGATATTGGAAATAATATTACAACAGTTTAGGATGAAATGGAGGTCATAAAAGATGCCATTAATTAAGTTAGAAAATAAGACTCCTGCAGTTTATACTCAGGAGTCTCGTGACTTCCAATTATTATGTAGATTATTTGATTGCATAGTAAATGGAGTTAAATTCGATATTGATACAATACCTAACATCAATAACACAATGCAAACTAGAGGTAATATTTTAGCTTTACTGCAAACTAAAGTAGGTTTCTTCACTGAATATGATATTAATGATGATATTATGAGATATGTTTTAGCTAGTTTCCCTGAAATTATAAAGCTAAAAGGTTCATTAAAAGCAATTAAAGAAGCTATTAATGTATTCTTAAAAGCTCATGAAATAATAGGTCAAGTAACTATTTGGTCATCCGGTGAAGAATCAGGTAGTCATAGTGGTATTCAAGCTGATGATCATACATTGATTATTGGATTAAATACAGTAGTTAAAAATTTATATGTATTAGAAGAAATATTTAGATATATCATTCCAACAGGATATGGAGTTAGATTTTATTTCTATAATAACATATCGGAATTACAAAAATATGTAATTGAAAATAAAGCTAAGTTAATATTCGCTTCAAACAATATTAACTCGATAATTAGACCAATGATTGGCGATGATGGTCAATTAACTCCTTATCTAAAGAATCCGCAAGATTTATTTAATGAAGAAAAATTAGAAATGGGTTATGATGCAAGTTTAAATTCAATCGGTGCATTAGAAATCATATCGTCATT